CGCTGGAGGCGTGCGGCAACGTACGTCGTAGATGGATGGCCGCCACCCGCGCGGGGGCAACCGCGCGCGGGGACAGAACCCGGCGTACCGGCCAGCTCATCCGCACTTTCAAGCCGGTGACCTGCGGAAACGCGGTCCGAATGTGCCTGCGACGCCCCTTCGGGGGCTGACCGCTGCGAGGTGCTGACCTGGGCTTATGCGTGCTTGTTGCTACTCGCAGCCCCCGGCCAGCCCCCGAGGCCCGCGACCGTGCGGCACACCGTCGACACAACGAAACGCCCCGCTCGGCAAGTGCCGGACGGGGCGTTTCGGGTGGTGCGAGCGGTCAGGCTGCCGACAGCGCGGCGGCGGGCGGCGTCAGGTTGGTAAACGTGTTGGCGCTGACGTCGATCGACGGGATGCCGGCGGTCTTCATCGCGGCTGCGTCGGCGCCGTCGGTGACGAGCGCCCACTTGCCGGACGGGTAGACGAGCACGGCGGGACCGCCGCCCTTGTTGAATGCGACGAACATGGGGTCCTCCTGGGTGGTGGGGTCCGGCTCCGTCGGAACCGGGGTGGTGGGGGTGGGAAGCGCGCCGAGAGCGCGCAGGTTGACGCCGCGGGCGGAAGCCCACGACTCCGGGTTGATCGCACCGCTCTGCGACTCGCCCGGGTTCGGCCCGGCCGGGTACGCCTCGAGGTGCAGGTGGATGCCGGTAGCCCGGCCGGTGGCACCGCAGATGCCAACCGCCGTCCCGGCCTGGACTCGCTGACCTGCGGCCACAAAGGGCGCCGCAGCGAGGTGCTGGTAGCGCGAGTAGCTGCCGTCGTCGTGCAGCACGAGCACCCAGTGCCCGCGGATGTCCGTGTACCCGGTGCGGTTCACGGTGCCGGGACCCATTGCGTACACCGGCACCCCGGTTTGGCCGGGGGACGGCGGACCGATGTCCGTACCGAGGTGGGTGCCGGTGGGCCGCTGCTCGCCGAAGGGTGCCGTGAAGCGCCCGTGCTCGATGGGGGTTCCCCAAGTCGCCATGGTGTTCAGCTCCTCGGTGGTCTCAGGCCTTCAGGCCACCGAGCGAGGCGACCACCAGGTCGAACTCCGCGGTGGGGATGTTGAAGCGCGGGACGAAGCCGGCGGCGGACCAGACCTGCCAGGCGGCGAAGGCGATGGGACGGTAGCCGTCGCCCTCGTCGATGACGATCTCGCCGGTGGTGGCATTGCGCAGGAAGAGCGGGCGCGCGGACTTCTGGTCCTCGATGCCGGCCACGAGGCGGTGGACGGCCTCCAGGCCCGGCTGGGACAGCGCGGTGCCCTGCGCGATGCGCTGGTCGAGGCGGCCGGAGATGAGGCGGTCGATCGCCTCGAGGTCGGACTGGTTGAGCGGCATGTCGGGCTCCTGGGTGGGGGGGAGGGTGGGGACGGTGACCTGGACGCCGGTGTACTCCCAGTGCCACGGCTCCCTCTTCTGGAAGCCGGGTCCGGGCCGGGCCCACGAGGGGTTGACCCAGCCGTAGGCGGGCGCGTTAGCGTCCATCCACAGGTACTGGGATGTCGTGTAGTCGGTGTTGATGCCGCCGCCGAGGTCGACGGCGAGGGCCCAGCCGTGGTTGGACGTGCCGGGGATCGCGGCCAGGTTGCCCTTTTCGGCACGCACCCTCACCTGCGCGTCGTAGTCGCGGTACGAGTCCGTGACGGCGATGTTGACCCCGAAACGCGCGCGGTAGGCGACGTTGAGCGCCTCGAACGCCGCGGCAGCGTCCACCTCGAGGCGCTCGGCGGCGTCCCAGCTCAGCGGGGTCAGCGCCGAAGTCGGGATCCGGCCGTTGGAGTAGCCGCCCCACGGGCCGGCTGCTGTCGCGGCGACCGTGGTCGCCTGTGCGGATGTGCTCTCCATCTCGCTCCTTGAGTGGAGGGAAGCCGGCGGTGCCGGCTCGAACACCCACACTCTTTCGAACATCTGTTCGAACGTCAAGCGAGAGGCAACACAATGTCCAGCGTCAGGCGACACTCCGCACGATCCGTCGGCGCACGTCCTCGACAGGAACCCACACCGCGCCGGTCATGACGCGCAGGTCGCTGACCCGGACTCGGATGAGGTGTCGGTCCGACTCGACAGCGACGGTGTCGAGCAGCTCGGTGCCGGTCTCCCAGCGCAGCGCCACGGTCACCGGGATCGGGTAGTCGACGTCGTGGTGGACACCCGGCGGGACCTCGCGCTGGTTCAGCAGCGGGACCGCCGCGGCGATGCGGGACTGCCCGCCTGGGACGCGCTGCGTGAGGTTCACGGCGTCATCGTCCGTCCCGGGTCCGACACGCGCGGGGAGAGTCGGCCACCACTCGTCGGCGCTTCCGTCGGTCGACCAGGGCAGGTCAGGAAGGCGGGCATCGTCCACAAGGTCAAAGTGCCAGAGGGCTGCGGCGCATGCGCCGAACGGGGGACCGCCGCGCGTCTCTTCCTCGCGTGGGCGGCTGCTGTGTGACGCTGCTGGTCAACGGGGATCCACCGAAGGGGCCCGCCAGGTGCTACACACTTCGTGCTCTACATACCCAGCAAGGAGCGCTCGTGACCGACCCACTCCAGGAGCCGAGGTACCGGCCCGGCGCAGACGTCTCCACCTGGCCGTACTCGAAGCTGGCCCGCGCGATGGATCACGCGGCCCGGCTGCAGAGTGAGGTCAGGCTGTGGCTGATGGAACAGCCGATCGGGACCAGAACGGAACTGAGCGCCGACCGGCGTCGCTGGCTGCTGAAGATGGTCGTGAATGAGCGTCCGCCGATTCAGAGATGGAACACCATCGTCGGCGACTGCATCCACAACCTGCGCAGTGCTCTCGATGCGGCGGTCTGGGAGTTCGCGTGCTACTCCGGATCGGAACCCACGCGCCCCCACCAGATCCAGTTCCCGATAGTCGACAAGCCGGGGGAGTGGGCGAAGACGGCTGCTCGCCAGCTCGCTGGCGTGCCGAATGAAGTGGTCGAGCGCATCCGCGTGACGCAGCCGTTCATGCACCCCGAGGTCGACCGGCCGCGGCATGCAGCTCTGCTCCTGCAGTACATCAGCAACACCGACAAGCACCGCACCAGCATCAAGTGTGGATTCGGCGCGGAGTCGGTCAACGCCGACTTCGGCGTCGACTACGGCGACCCGACGATCGCCGACCGCAACGTGCCGCCTGACCTTCACATCCACGACTTCGTGCTCGAGGACGGAGCGATCCTCGTCGAGTACCGCTCGAAGGACCCGATCCTCGAAACGTATGGAGGCTTCGGAGTGGGGCTCAGGCTCATGGTCGACACTCCAACCGGACCGATGAACCTCGAAGAGTCGCTGAACGGTCTGCTGCAGTACGTGCAGACCGTTCTCGACGTGATGCACCGCGGCGTCGAGCGAGTAGAGGCACCGGACACTCCCAACCCTCCTGGCGCATGATGCACGGACGACAGCGCCCCCACCCGGCCGGAGCCAGATGAGGGCGCTATCGCGTCCCGAAGGGCGTCGGGCGGGGCCCGGCCGCCGGGACCCTAGCGTCGCTCGGGGACAGAGACCACGGCGATCGGTGCGGCTTCGGCGTTCTCCTCCTCGCCGTATCCGAAGAGCCGGATCTCCGTGGCCAGTGGGTCGAGGGCCGGCTCGAACGAGGTCAACCACCGGGCGCGGCGCCCTCCTCCACTACCGGTGCCGCCGGTGAGCGTGTAGCGGTTTTCTCGGTCGTCGACAATGGAGGTGAAGTTGATCGCCCGGTTGCTCATTTCCATCGTGGCGGTGGCGACGTAGACGTCGAAGCCATCGAGCCACTCGACCACCGCCGCTACGACAGCCGAGTGGCCGTCGTCTGTGGTCACGCGGACGTTCGGCCCCCAGATGCGAGTGACCGTGAGGTGGTTGTGGAGCCAGTTCTCAACGTCGTCTGCTGCGCTCATGGATCCGATCTTGCACCCAGTTGCGGTGACGCCGGGGCCAGAAGACAGCAGCGCCCCCACCCTCTCTTGGGAGGGTGGGGGCGCGGGTCGCGGGTTGTACGGGGTCAGGCAGCGGCGTCGGGGTGCGACTCGGCTGGGTACGTGACCTGACTGACCAGACGATCTTCGTCGAACACCTGCACGTGGCGGAGGTCCGCAACGTCGGTCGTCTCGAGGCGGACCGCGCTCTCAGCGAGATAGCCGAGGGTCGCGCCGGTAGGGGCCGGGGACGCGGGACCGGCGACGATCCGACCGTCGGGCTCGACGGTCTGCACGACCTTCACGTCCGGCGTGGCGCGGCGTCGGGCAAGCATCGTGGTGACCGCCTCGACCGCCACGTAGAACGCGGCGACGACGCCGAGCAGCCACGGCTCGATCGTGTCAGGCAGGTCCAGGCCGAAAGCCGCGAGCACGGCACCGGCGAGCAGCAGGACGGCGCGGACGGCGGCCTGCACAGCGACGGGCTCGAGCTCGAGGACCCGCTTCCACCACGGGGTGCCGGCGGCGGGAACGAGGGCGTGGGTCATGGCGGATCTCCTCAGATGTCGGCGGCGATCTCGACGGGCGGCAGGGGCAGCTCGTCCGGCTGGGTGTGGTGGCGGTGGATCCAGGCGAGCAGGGCCCGGACGTGGGTGATGGCGCGCCAGTAGCGGGTGCGGACGGCCTCGACCTCGGCGCGCAGGGTGGCGACCTCGCCGCGCAGGGCACCGACCTCGGCGCGGAGGGGCTGCACGATCTCCTCGGTCTGGGCGGCGACGAGCTCACGCCACCGGGCGGTCAGTGCGGCGAGGTGCTCGTCGTCGCCCTCCTTCTCTGCGACGGCGGCCTCGACGTCGAGGTGGTGGGCCTCGGAGCGGAGCTTGCGGATCTCGTGCCGGATCCGCAGGAGCACCGCGATGCTGCCGAGCAGGCCGGTCGTGCCGAGCGCTCCGAACAGCTCGCCGTTCATCGAGTCCTCCTGCGGCCGTTGCGCTCCACCGATGCGACGAACTGCCGCCACCGTCGCGCGAGCTGGTAGATGCGGGCGATCGAGGACGCGGTGATGCCGCCGACGATCGCGACGATGAGGGCGGTCCCGGCCTGCGTGGCGGCTGACCACAGGGCCCAGGTGTACGCGGCGCACGTGCACGCGACGGACACCCGGCCGGCGAGCTCCAGGCCCCATCCCCACAGCGGGTCGCGCCAGAGCACCCCGGCGAGCGCGCAGGCGGCGCCCGCCGCGAGGGTGCCGGACCACACCAGCGCCGCCCACAGCGGGACGAGCTCGAGGACGGACCCGGGGGCCTTCGCGGAGATCGTCAGGACGCCTGCGGTGAGGGCGAGCGCGGCGAGCAGGAGGATCGTGTCGGGGGTGCGCGCGTAGCGGCGCCGGTCCGGCACGTCAGCCACCAATGATGGGCAGCGCCCACAGGGCGTGCGTGGTGGGCAGGTCCTTGAGCTGCGGCTTGCCGTCGCGGGCGTACCGGGCGGCGGCGACGTGCACGAGCGCCCCGTCCTCGACGTAGAACACCGCGCCGGTGGTATCGCCGGTCTTCCGGAAGGCCTGGGAGGGTGGGCCGATCAGGGGCAGCGTCCAGAACCCGTCGGCCGGGGCGAGGTCCCGGATCGTGGGCTTGGGGTTCATGCTGGCGTACTGCGCGGCGGAGATGCCGCGGCGGGCCGCGCCGAGGTCCAGATACGCCCCGTCGGTCCCGGTGATCCGGAACACGCGGGGCGTGCCGACCGCGGCGACGGCCGCGAGCACGGGGGCGATGACCTTCTCGAGGTCGGCGATGCTGGCCACGATGTCCTCCTGGGGGACGAGAGGGGTGAGGGAGCCGATCGGCCCCACGGGGACGGACACGCCGGGGATGACGGCGTGCCCGGACGAGACGGTCTCCGGGCTGAGCAGGTCCACCCAGTGCCACGGCTCGTTGACCGACCGGCCCTCGGCGTTGGACCAGCCCAGGGGGATCGCGACCTGCGCGAACTGCGCGTACCGGGTGCCGCCGAACCCGCCGAGGCCGGTGACGTCGACCGCGCGGCCCTTGCCGTGGTTCGAGGTTCCGGGGACCGCGGCGGCGGCCTTGCCCTTCTTGCGGACGTACCGCACGCCGTTCCACCAGCGCACGTCGCCGTAGAACCCGTCACCGGTGCGGGCCGGGACGTACCGGTCGAGGAACGTGGAGACCTGCTGCGCGAGCTCGCGGTACGCGTCCGAGGAGCCGGTCGGTGTCGGATGCCACCCGAACCGGCGGTGCACCTCCGCGAACACTCGCTCCCACGACGCCGCCGGCCCGGCGAGCAGTCGCGCGCCGGCCCGGCCGCTGATCCCGACGAGGGCCGAGGCGGGGATCTGGCCGTTCGCGTAGGCCATCAGTCCGACAGCTTCGTGATGGTCATGAACGACGGGGTGGTGGCCGCGTCCACGGTCACCGACATCCCGGACGCGGACGGGTAGACCAGCGCGATGATGAGGTCGCCGGCGGAGAGGCGCCGGGTGGCGTGGGCGTGGTTGGTGAACGACGCGCCGGAGGACACCGGGGACTGGTCGAGCACGATGTTGTCCCCGGAGCGGCGGATCTGCACACCGAAGGTGCCGGGGGTGGTCATGCTGATGGTGGCCGAGAACTCGTACAGGCCGTCCTGGTTCAGGGTGAGCACGCCCCCCGCTGCCACGGTCCACGGCTGGTCGCCGACCGCGTCATCGGTCGCCTCGAAGGCGACCTGACCCCACGCGCTTGCCGGGCGGGCCTGGGCGGTGGTCTTGCGCATCCGGATGTGCGGGAGCCGCCCGTCCAGGACGGTGCCCACCGTGCGCCAGTTGGTCCCGTCGTAGGTGAGCTCGTCGCGCCGCCCGGCCGGGGCGTCCGCCCGGGACACCCGCAGCGGCTCGACCGCCGAGGGCGTCCAGCTGATCGCGGCGAGCAGCGCCGTGCGGGCGGTGACGTTCGCGACCGGCACGACGATCCGGGAGCGCAGGCTGTTGGCGAGCTTGACCATGTCGCCGGCGGGGTCGAACGGGTCACCGCCTGCGGGGACGGAGATGCCGGTGGGCGTGGAGGCCATGGGGGTGGTCCTTCCTGCCCGCTCAGCGGGCCCAGTTGAGGGTCAGGTGGCCGGACTCGGGGTCCTTGCCGTCCTGCGGTGCGCCGACGCCGACGAGGCCCAGGTACGGGGATCCGGTGATGGCGATACCGCCGCCGTTGTCGGCGAGGGCCTGGCCCCACCCGGCGGAGATCTGCACGAGCTGGGGTCCGGCGTTCGGGGCGAGGACGACGTCGAGCGGGCCGGCGACACGGTTGAAGTCCGCGCCCGGGCGGCTCGGATTGGTGGTGAGCCACAGGTGCAGCACGCCGGCGTCGTTGTAGTTCCCGACCCGCAAGCGCGCGGGCAGGCGGATGTGGCCGCCGGTGATGCGGCGCCCGCCCACTGCGCGCGGGGCGTCGCCGTACCACCATCCGCCGCGGTTCTCCTGCCCGCCGGACCACGAGCCCTGCAGCACGTCCGGGGACGTCGCCCAGCCCCAGGAGCCGGTGCGCCACGTGCCGGAGCCGGCGGCGGCGATCGGCAGGGATCCCGACGACGGGCCACCAGGCGGCTGCGTCGGGGTCGTGGTGGGCGGGGCCGGCTGCGGGTCGGTGGGCAGGGGCGCCAGCGTGCCGGGCAGCAGCATCGGGGTGGTGCCGTGCCACAGCAACGCGACGAGCGTCCCGATGGACGGGGCGGTGCCGGTGTACCGAGCCTGCACGGTGCCGAAGGCGGTGGTCACCGGGACCCGCCCGGATGAGGCGGCGCCGGCGATGGTGCCGGTCGCCGGGCACGGGTTGGGGGCGACTGGGCCCAGGACGTGCCCGACGCCGTCGACGATCACCACCTGCACGCGGTCGCCGTCGGCCGGCGTGACGCCCAGCGGCCACAGCGGGGTGATGCGGCCGCCGTCGTCGAGCACGACGACCCAGGTGCCCTCGATGACGGTGACGACGCCGGCTGAGGCGCGCACGGTGACGTCAGCCACGGCTGCCCGCCACCCTGGCGGCGATCGCCTCGAGCGCGTCGACGGTCACCCGCACGCGCAGCGTCATCTGCTTGGCCGGGACCGGCCCGGCCGACGCCATCCGCTTGCCGACGACCCGACCGATCAGCGGGGCGTCACCGTCGATCGTGGCCGCGACCACGGTCACGGCGTCGTGCAGCTGAACGCCGGGGTGCGTCAGGCAGGACACCTCGAGGTCGACCTGCCCGGTCGCCGCCAGGGTGGCCAGGGTCGTGGCGGCGTCGGCGCGCACGCCCGCGGCGGTCTGGGCGATGGACTGGTGGAACGCCGGCACGCGGCCGTAGGGCTGGTCCACGCCCCACACCAGCGGACCCGAGGTGAGCCACGCGCGCCCGACGAGCGGGTCGCCGGCCGCGGAGGTGCCCTTGGACGTCACCGCGTTGTAGACCTTGTCGTCGGACAGCTCGCGCACGACGTCGACCAGGGCGCCGTACTCGCCGCCCTCGATCGTCCACACCGGGTCACCGAGGGTGCCCGGCAGCACCTGCAGCGCCCCGTCGCCGCCCATCCGGTACACGGTCTCGACGTGGCTGAGCAGGTTCTCCACCGCGTCCCACCGCCCGTCGGCGTACACCAGCGAGGAAGGGACCGGGCGGTCGACGACGGCCGCGTCGATCACGACCGGCATGATGTCGGCGAGCAGTCGGCGGACCTCCGACAGGCAGGTCGCGCCCGCCGGCGGCTGACCCTCGGCGTCCAGCCGGTCCAGGTTCGCCGGGATGCACGTCAGCTCGTCGGCGCGCAGCGTCACCGACCCACCACCGGAGACCCGGCTGACGACGCCCGCGCCGTCGGCCCGCAGCACCCGCCACTGCTCGAACGGCGTCGAGCGGCGCAGCCGCCACCAGTCCAGCGGCACCCGGGTGCCCGTCGCCCCCGACACCCAGGCCAGCTGCACACGAGACCCACCGGGGGCGAGCGCGTCGCCCATGCCCCACGGTGCGAGATCCCCGTCCGGGTCGGCGATCACGAACGTCGCCTGGCCCTGCACCTGACGGTCCGCGTCCCAGTCCAGCGACCACGACGTCACGTCCACGCCGTCCGGCACCGCCAAGACACCACCACGCCAGACGTTCATCTCCAGCTTGTCGTTGACGGTCGTCCCCACGACCTCGTCCGAGAGCAGGTCACCACCGGGCAACATCAGACCTCCGAGGCTCGGGCAGCGAGCGCGCTGCTCGCAGACGGGGACGGATCACGCAGCCAGTCCAGGTACGTCTCGCCCGGCCGGGCCGCCACCACCTGGTCGTAGGCGAAGCCCTCCCACAGGGCGTTCACCTGGTCGTAGGTCCACCACGGCACGCTGATCCGCGGCGACGGCGGGCGGACCTGGGTCACCACGAGCTGCCAGTCGTTGCGGACCCCGAGCGGCGTGGCGACCTCCGTCACGTCACCCGCGACGATGTGGGCGACAGGGTCGAGCCCCGAGGCCGCATGCAGCCCGCGCAGGACGAGAACACCTGCCCCGTCGAGCAGATCCCGCAGCTCCTTGACCAGTGCGCCCTGAGCGGCGGCGGCCGCGCGGACCAGCAGCGGCACCTGCGACGGCGCCTGCCGGGGGCCCACGGACGCGACCGGGGTCCTGGCGCCCTGCACCTGAACGACGTCCACGACTTGGGCCCGCAGCAGCGAGGCTGCGGACGGGGCGAGCAGTGCCAGCCCTGTGCCCATGCCGAGCGCGCGAATCGGCACGGCCGCGCGCGGGTTCAGCGGGTCCTGCAGCCACGCGGTCTCGGACGGCACGACGATCGTCGCCGAGGTGGGTCCAGTGACTACAGCGGCCGTCACCAGCCGGTACGTCGCCTCGATGTTCAGCGGCGGCACGAAGTCCCGGAAGAACGACGCACCGGTCACCGACTCGCGCAGTGCGCCTCGAACGGTCTCCCACGTGGTGCCGTCGACCGACTTCTCGACGGTCACGACCGACGGGGTGCCTGACGGCAGCCCCGTGACCGTGATGCCCACCTGCGGCGCGCCCGCGTCGGGAAGCACCTCCACCGACACGCTCATCAGCGCACCACCCCCGGAGTCGAGCGAGAGCCGGCGGCAGTGCGCACGGCACCTGCAAGGGCTTGGGCAGATACGTCGCGAGCCCCGGCGAGGATGGCGTCGGCCAGTTCGCGCACCGACCGCGCAGCGAGGTGCACCTCGTCGGGGATCACCACGGGGGCGGGTGCGCCAGCGCTGGCCCGTGCTGGCGTTGGCGCCGACGCCGCGGCCCCGAGCAGGGCGCCGTCCGCCATCGGCAGGTACAGCGCCCCCATCTCCCGGGCGCCCTGTGCCATCAGCTGGTGCGTGCGCGCGGACCGGTCCAGCGGCGCGAACAGCTCCCGCACGTCCTTGCGGTCCCCGACCATCACCCGCAGGTCGCCGGGAGCGACGAGCGTGGCGGCGGACCGGTCGAGCGGTCGGGGCACGACGCCGCCGTCGGCCATGTACTGGATGACGTCGCCCCGGCCCTCGAACTTCGCGCCGCTGGCCGTCACGTACACCGAGCCGCCGGACGCGGACACCTCGGCGGTGAGCCGGATGACCTTCCCCTGGTTGCGCGCGATGAAGTTGTCCACCTGCGTCTGCGCCGCGTCGGTGTACGCATTGAAGGTTGTGTCGACCTTCCCCGGGACGGCGCCGTAGGCGGATGCCAGCGCCTCCGCCTGCGCCTGGGTGAGGCCCATCTGCTGCAGCTGGTTGACCAGGGCCTGGCGGCCCTCCTCATACCGCTGCGACAACACCGCCTGCGAGTCGCCGGCGCGCGTGCCCGCGGACGTCTGCGCGTCCAGGCCGGTGGCCACAGCGCGGAGCTGCTCGTCGAGCGCCCGCCCCGACTCCGAGGCGTCGAGGTTCGCCAGGTCCACGCCCGCCAGGTTGAGCTTCGCGCCGTCCGCGGAGTACCCGACGCCGTCCAGGTCGGAGGCGACCGACGTCATGGCGTCGTGCAGGGCGGCCTGGGTGACCAGCGGCATGGCGAAGTCGTTGAGCCGCTGCTGCGCGGGGTCGAGGCCGTTCTCGATGAGGTTCGTGCGGATCGTGTCGGCGATGCCCGACGCGGCGTCGTCGGCGCCGCGCATGCCGTCGGCGACGTCGTGCAGGGCATCCGCGGACGGCCCGAGCTTCTGGCCGAGGATCCCGCCCAGGATGTTGAACGAGTCGATCGTGTCGGCGACCGACTGGATCAGGTCAGCGGCCGGTCCGGCGATGAACCCGCCAACCGCCTCCGTCCCCGCGGCGATGCTCTCCACCACGGCGCGGCCGAAGTCGAGCGCCCCGTTCGCGGTGTTCAGCAGGAACGTCATCACGGCCTCGCGGTTCGTGGTGACGAACGTCGAGAACCCCTCGATCTGCGGGGCGAACGCGGCGGCCAGCGCGCCCTTGATGCCATCGGCAGCGGTGGTGATGTTCCGCTCGGCCGTCTCGATCTGGCCGGCGCTGTTGTCACCGAGGGTCTGCAGCGCGGTCTTCGCGGCGCCCTCCACGGCGCCCAGCTGGTCCACCGCGGACGTCAGGTCCATCGCGTACAGCGCGTCGCCCAGGTCCTCGGCCTGGGTGCCGAACAGCCCTACCGCGAGCTGCGCGCGCTTCGCGGGGTCCTCGACAGCCCGCAGCTTGTCGAGTGTCTCGTCGAGCGCGGCGGCCGCGTCGGGCCCGCCGGCGGCGATCCTGGCGGCCATGTCGGACGCGGACGCGCCGATCGCCTCGAACGACTGCTTGGTGAGCACCGACCCGTCGACCGCCCGGATCGAGAACTCCTTCAGCGCATCCGCGCCGATGTCCGTGTCGCGCGCGCCGGCGCGCACGGCCTGGGCGATCAGACCGAACGCCTGCGGGCCCTCCAGCCCGAGCTTGCGGAACTGGGTGCTGTACTCGTCGACCGTGTCGAGCAGGTCCTCCGAGACGTTGAGCCCGGCCTTCTGCGCGCGCACCAGGATGTCGAACGCGCCGGCGGCGTCTCCGGCCATGCCGGTCTTGATCGACTGCGCCGCCGAGCGCGCCACCCGGGGGACGTCCTCGCCGAGCAGGTCCGCGACGCCGGTGATCTGCTCGACCACGGCCTGCACATCGCGGGCGGTGGCGTTCGGGTCGAGAAGCCCGGCCTGGATCGCCACCCGGGCGACGTCCATGTTGGAGGCGATGGACTCGCCGAAGTTGTTCGCGTAGGCCTCGCCGGCGGCGCGCCCCACGAGTGCGACCTGCTCGGGGGACAGGTCCGTCATCGCGGCGAGCCGGTCCGAGCGGACCTCGTTCTGCAGGCCGTCGAGCATGGCGTCACCGATGGCGGCGCCGATGCCGACGATCGCCCCCGCCACCGGGATGGTGGCCAGGGCGGCCAGGATCCCCCCGGCCAGGTTCGACCCTGCCTCGTCGCCCGCGTGCGCGGCGCCGGCCTTCGCCGCGCTGGACAGGTCGTCCAGCGACCCGCGCGCGCCGGACGTGTCCGCCGTGACCTCGAGCTCGCCGTCCGGCAGGGCGCGGGCCTCCGCGCCGACCTTCGACAGGTCGCCCAGGGCGGCCGCCGTGTCCGCCCCGACCGCCACGTTCCCGTCGGGGATGCCCTGCACGGCAGTGTCGACCCGGTCCACCGCGGTGAACACGTTCGTCGCGTCGACGTCCACGACGAGGTCGGGGATCTGCGTGGACGCCAGCCGCTTGACCGAGGTCTGGACCTGGCCGTACTTCCGGTCGAACGCGGCGACGTCGAGATCGACGTGCCCGCGCAGGGTGCCGAGGTCCAGCTCGCTCACCTGGTCACCTCCTGGGCTTGCTCAGGGACCGCGCGAGGCGGGTGCCGGGGGACGTCTGCAGGGCGACGATGCGGGCGCGCAGCCAGCGCCATGTGCGGGCGGCCATCAGGTCCGGGTCGTCGACGTCGATGCCGAACACCTCGTGCAGGTCGGCCTCGACGAGCGCCCACCGGGCGAACAGGGCGTCCCAGGTCAGACCGTCGGCGTGCTGCTCGAACCGGGCGAGCTCGCCGTCGGGGACGTCGTACCACTCGTAGAGGCCGGTGTCGGGGTCGTAGTCGCCGCGTCCGTACTGGTCGAGGTCGACAGGTCCGGCAGCGGCCTCTGCGCTTCCCCCAGGGGGCTCACCCAGTACAGGCGCGCCGCCCGCTTCCCGGCGACGACCCACCACCAGGCGGTCATGCCGGCGTGCGTGAGCATCTCGGTGTTCACGCCGTCGGCGATCATCTCGTCGTACACCGGGCCGAGGGCGTCCTGGTCGAGCGACGTCGACCCGTCGTCCTGCTCGATGAGCTGCACGTGGTGGGCCTTCGGGGCGGTGCCGGCCTGGCGTGCCGCACTGATCGCGAACGCAGCCTGCAGGCGCAGGCCGACCCGCGCGGGCGGGGAAGGCACGCGGTAAACCCTCCCCGCCACGGGCAGATCCAGGGTCGGCGACAGGGCCTCGCCCAGGTCCTCGAACTGATCGGTCATGCGAGTCAGGCCCGCGTGTACGGGTGCGCCGGGGAGGCGCCGACCGTGTTGGTGACGGTGACCGCCGCCGAACCGGCGGACCCGGCCGGCAGGGACGCCACGATGGTGACGTCGTTGACCACGGTGTAGCCAGCGGCGTTCGTGCTGCCGAACTTCACGCCCGCGGCCCCGGTCACGGTCGAGAAGCCGGACCCCTTGATGGTGACGAGCTCGCCGGCAGCGGCGCCGGTGGGGACGACGGACGCGACGGCGGCCGGCGCGGAGGCCACGCTCGGGTTCGTCCCGAGGATGCCGCGCCGACCCTGACCGAGCAGGACCACGTTCACGGTCTGGAGGCCGGTCGCGTCGCCGCCCGCGGGCGTCCACTGCACCTGCGCGTAGCCGTGGTAGGCCTCGGCGTCGGCGCCGGAGCGGTCGTACCAGCGCACGTGCGCCAGCTCGAGCGACTCGGCGGCGGCGCGCAGCACCTCCTGGCCGGGGTCGTAGGCGTTCGCGTACCGCTTGCGCTGGAGGCCGAGCGTGATCTGCCACTTCCGCAGCGTCACGGCGTCCGCGCCCCAGCCCTCGGAGTCGTAGTCGGTCGCGTCCTGGGTGGTGTTGTTCACGGGGGCCGCGATGTTGTTCGCGCCGCGGATCTGCACCCACACGGGGGCTTCGGCGGTGCCGGTGTTGACGTCGACGCGCCAGGCGGTGTTGACCGTCGGCGTGCCGGCGGGGACGAGGGTCTGCTCGCTCATGGTGGTGTCCTCCGGGTGTTCGGGGATGCCGGTGCAGGGCCTGTCCCTGCCCGGAGCTCAGTCGGTGAGGTGTGCGCTGCCGCGGGCGGTACGCAGGTAGTAGTTCGAGGTCGTCTCATAGCGGCCGTTCGCGTCGGGCCCCAGGCGCGCGCGGGACGCCCGCCAGACCAGGGCCACCGGGGCGGGCCCGAGCTGCAGGTCGCGGGCGCCGTGCAGGGTGTCGCGGATCTCGTCGTCCAGGTCCGTCACGGCGCGCGGGTCCCGGCCGGCGGCGCGGCACCGCACCTGCACGCCCAGCAGTACGTCGTCGAGGCGCGCGGACTCCTCGACGGGGTACGGCGTCAGGACGATCACGCGGTCCGGGGTGGCCGGCACGGACTCGATGACGATGCCGGTCTCACCGGCTGTGTACGCCCCGATGGACCGCCACGTGCCGTGCCCGGCGGCGGCGAGGTGCTCGGCGAGGCCGGTCAGGACGTCGGTGGTCCACGCCACGGGTGCCTCCTAGGTGCCGAGCGCGCGGCGCAGCTGCTGCTGGACGAGCCGGGCGGCGGTGGCGCGGTCGTCGTGCATGGCGGACTCGAGGTACTTCGCGCGCCGGCCTTCGTCGTGCCGGGCCGTCATGTCCTCGTGCTGGCGGACGGCGTAAGGGGTGTCGAACGAGACGGTGCCGTGCAGGCCGTCACCGCTGATCGCGGTCGCACCGGACTGCTCCAGCGTGTGCTCCTCGATCGGGGCCCGGGCCCGAGCGGTGGTGAGGATCTGCTCCAGCGCCAGGTGCAGGCCGCGGCGACCGCCGGCCCGGACCGCTTCGGGCCCGTCGGAGGCGCCGGCGGTGAACGTCCAGGACTGCGGCACGGCGCACCTCCGGTCAGGCGACGGACACCTCGACGTGGTCGGGCAGGTCCAGGGGGCCGGAGTCGCGGACGGCGACCGCGATGACCTCGGCGCTGCGCCCGGAAGGCAGTGCGATGAGCGACCCGGGCGGGCAGTCGGTGCCAGTCCGCAGGAAGACCGTGGAGGAAGACACGACCTCGGCGCCGTCGGCGTCGCGGACCAGGCGACGGGTGTCGTCCACCCAGGCGGGGACGTCCGGGACGGGGGCGCCGAACTGCGCACCGTACGCGCCGTCGCCGACCTTCGGGGTGATCGTGACGGTGTGCACGAGGAAATCGTCGAGCTCGTCAGCGGCCACAGGGCGTCCTCCGGCGGAGCAGGATGTCGTCGAGCGGGATGAGGGCGGCCGGGTCGGGCCCGGCGATGATCCAGTCGCCGGCGTAGATCGTGACGATCGGGTCCACGGGTCAGCCGTAGATGATCGCCTGGCCGCCGGTGAGGCCGGCGTCCGCGAGGATCGCGGCGGCCTCGTCGGTGAGCCGCTCCCGCAGGGCGTCCTGCGCGGCGACGACGGATGCGGCGTCTGCGTAGGTCACCGCCCCGGAGCCGAGCGACTTCGACGTCGCGACGCGGCCGCGCTGCGCGACGGGCGCCGTCGGGTCGATCCCCGCGGCGGCCCACGCGGCGGCCTGCACGCACGCCGCGTCGCGCAGCGCCTCGCGCTTCTCGTCGTCGGCGGGCAGGCCCGAGGGCTGGACGGCGTACAGCGCGGTGCGGGTGGCGCCGCGGATCATGACCGACGCGGACCGCAGCAAGTGCACGGCGTTGTCCGGTGCCGGCTGGCCGGTCCACGTGGCCATGTCGCCCGGGGTGGCGTAGACGAGCACGGACGGTCACCTCCGGGCGACGGGTGATGCGGTGGGTGGTGGGGCGCAGGACGCGCTGCTGCAGGGCGAGAAAGGACCCGGCGTGAAGCGCCCCAAGCGGCCATCGTGTGAGGTGTGCATGGCGTGCCGGGCACACGTTGACGCCCCACCACCCCCGCGGTCAGTCGGCGGGCGTGCCCTCAATCACCTCGATGAGCTCGGCCCGGTTCTGACCGGACCGCTCCGCCTCGACGACCCGGGCCACCTCGGCATCGCGCGCCTCGGTGTCGGTGTCGTCCAGGCCCGCGAGGTACTCGAGCACGGCGTCCGCCTCGTGCTGCGACGGGTCGAACGCGTCCGCGCCCGGGCCCGTCTGCTCCTTGGCGTCGACGATGGCCGCGAGGATCTCGGCCTTCTTCGTCGCTCCTTTGAGGTCGACGTCGTGCTGCCGCGCGAACGCGCGCAGCTCGTCGACCTTCCACGACTCGGCGGGCTCGCCGTCCGGGAACGTCGGCTCGACGTCCCGGACGGGGTAGTGCCGCCGCAGCGGCCCGATGCCCATGCTCAGGCGCTCGGGGTGAAGGTGACGACGATGACGCCCTTGTCGTTCAGGCGCTTCGTCGCGTAGTGGAGGTTCGTCGTGACGAGCGTCGAACGGGCCAGGATGTCCCGGTCCTGCTCGACGATCGGACGGCGCTTGTAGAGCAGCAGCCCGGCGCCGGCGGCGGTGGTGAACGACAGCGGCGCGGAGGCCGTGGACGTCGAGCCGTCGGCGTAGGAGATGCCGCCGGCCACGGTCGCCTGCGCGGCGGTGATGAGGTCGGCGTCGACCTTGCGGGCGGCGAGCTCGCCGAACTGGCGGATCGCCTCGTCCTGGGGGTTGCCCAGGCCGGTGAGGTCCGCGGTGTCGGTGATCTCGACGGCCTTGCCGGCCTCCTTGATGGTGGCCTTCGAGGCGCTCTGCTTGAGCTTCTCGGGGACCATCGGGACGCCCTCGGTGAGGTCGTCGAGCTCGCTGAGGGCCATCCACTTCGGGAACTCGACGGTCTTGCCGGGCTTGCCGACGAGGGTGTCGTCGACCGCGACGGCGGGGGAGGTGGCCACGATGGCCTTGCCCGTGAAGGAGGCCTGCGCGAGGTCCTCCCAGACCTCCGGGGCGTAGAGGTCCGTGGACTGGGTCTGCGTCATGGTGACGCTCCGTTCTCCGGCCTCAGCGGCCGGCGAGCTGGCGGTACAGGGTCGGGTTGGAGACGTAGAGCGCGTTCTTCTCCGCCGGCTTCATGGCGGCGAACTGCTCCGGCG